TCAATGATTTCCTTAAGCCTAGATTTAGCGTCCGCCGACATTAACTATTTTCCTTTTTATCTTTATTGATCTTAGCAGCCTTCGCTCGCTTCTTGGAATCAAGCCATTTGCGGAAAAAAGCTAGTTCAGCTGGGCCATAAAGCTCTGGATGTTTAAGAGCATTTTTGACCAACTTTTTAGTTTTCATCTTAAGAAACGTATCCGCCCTGGAAACCTGCAGGAACTTGACCAATCGGGACCTGACCCAATTGAGGACCCAGGTAAAACTGTGCGTTTTGAATACCACCCATATTGCCGATCGCACCAGGGAGACTGCCGAAACCCTGGGCTAAAGGAAGCTGTGGACCGGTGCGCCGAAGAAAAATTTCTCGCTCATTTGGATTATCGGTACCTTGACCTTTGTTATAAATTTTTTGCTGGCGTGCATCCTTCTTATGGGCTTCAGGATTAATAGCGCTGCCAGGGCCACCCATGAAATTACCGCCAGCCATCAGGTTGCCTGGTGCGCCAGGTACACCTGCACCTTCGCCTGCGTATCGAATACCTCTATGGAACATTCTTCTAACTTCTAATCTTCTTATTTTAATCCTCTAAAACTTCATATCCAGCTGAATCATTTACCTTTGTCAGAACTACCCCGTTCCCCCTCAGGTCCCAGTCGAGTACATCCCCCTCTTGCCACCCCATCTCATCCACCAATTCATCTGGTAAGGTAATAAATGGATTGCCATTATCGTCTTCCTGCACTTCGACAATGTAATTCATTTCGACAAAAGCTTTTCCATTAGCTTATCAAGCTTGTTATTGATTTGCTTAAAGTTATCGTGCATTTCCTTGATTTCTCTGAGGAAATCTGCTTTTAAAACGTATTCAATTGGCATGCGGTTTACTTGGTCTTCCAAGAGATCAATCCTTCTTTTCTGCGAACCAATGTAATCAAAAGCCTGTTGAACACGCTCTTGTTGACGGTCCAGAATCTTATTGGCTACCCATGTTCCGCCTGTAAATGCAGAAACGACGGCAGTTGCAATGACTGCCAAGTATTCCGGACCCACGAACTTAAATAAATTGTTTTTTTAATTCTAAGACTAATAATCAACCTGTAATTTACCTTTGCGCATCAACCCGGTTACCAACCAAACCAACGCATCGACGCAATCATCATGGCTACTTACACCGAAATTTGTGAGTTCCTCGAAGAGATTTGTGAAGTTCCGGTACCGATTGAAAATGATTTTTCTGTCCTCAAACATTCCCATAATTCCACGGAAACGTGCCAACTTGTCTGCACGGAAACCCTTCACAGGATGCCAGATCAAATTGTAGAGACCTTCGTTATTCAGGCAAATCCTCTTGAAGTCTGCTTCGAGGGATGCCTGGTACTGGACGGCCTCTGACCAGATATCACAAGTCGAATAAGTTGGGAAGTAATTTCCACTTTCATCTCGACCAATCACAGACCAATCATTAAGTAGTTCCTTCATTGCATCCAACTTCTCGAGGTTGCCCATCACCCTGAGACGCCTGTAATCAATGATGTGGATGCGATCTCCAATCCTTCCACCTAACACCATTACGGTGTAGTCATTTTTTTCTTTGGTGCCAGCTGAAAGATCAACACCAATTCCAAGAGCATCAAACTCTGTTGAAATCTCGGCTTTAACCAATAATTCCGGTGCCAAGGACAGCTCATTCTGACGAATGATCTTGTTCATGTACTGGAAGGAAAAAGCAATTGGGGCCTGTCTTTTCTTTTCCTTCAGATAATCAAGTGACCACATCTCTGGCCAATACGACTTCTCGTCACCGCTAACAGGATCGTTGTAAATGGCAGAGAGAACAATCTGAGACCAGTTGTTCTGCTCATTAAACGTTGTCGCATGAATGTCATCATGCCTAAAACGAGTACCAAGACAGATTGCTCTACCACCCTCGAACATGGTCGGTGCGATAACCGCGTTCCAGTTCTCCTGCATCTGTTTACGGATGTCAGGGTTGGAAATATCAGCAGCAGATTTGATTGCGTCATCGATCATCACAAGGTGAGATCGTTTTGATGTCACTGAACCCTTGAGACCTGCAGCACACAAGGTAAATTGTTCTTCACCAGTTGTATCGATACCTGCAAATTTATGATCAATTGACCAGTACTCATTACTGGTTACGTTCTTCAAAAGGCGAACGGTAGGGAAAACTTCTTGATACCGTTTGCTCTCAATAATACGTTTGATTGTTGCGGACTTAGAACGTGCAATGTCAACCGTATAAGACAGATAAAGAATCTGTAATGGACGTTTTGCCTGGGTATGAATGCCAATGGCCCATGCCGTTAGCAAACCGAGAACCGTGCTTTTAGCTGAGCCCCGTGGTGCCAGGAGATCGACATTCGGTCCTGCAATACGCAACAGGCAGGAGCTGTCTTCTTCCGTAACAAAATGACGGTTCCAGGCTTTATGGTGTTCTGCCGGAGGTTTATCAGCTACGTAATCACAGAAATAACCAAAGTCTTCCCGTGCCCTCTCGAGTAGCTTCTCGTTTGGATTCTCCTTAACCTTAAAGTTCTTGGACGCAGCGCGAGCATTACGTCTGTGGGCCAGGTGAATATAAGAAGGCACGATCAGTATTCAGTTAACAATTGAATACTAACTTACTTTGAAGATTTACGTTTTTGATCCTTATACTTGCGAGCTTTATCTAAAGCGGCTTTACGCTTCTCTTTGTCGCTCATCTCAGAGCCATCCTCGTTCTTGGCTTCTTTTTTCTTGAAGTACTCAAGAAGCTGGGGTGGCATTTTTCCTTTAGCCATCAGATCCTACCGCCAGTGTTACGAAGTTGACCCATCGAACGCATCCGAGCTTTGAGTTGTTCAAACTCAGGTGCACCATGGGAAGCACGGCCAAGCATTCCAGGATCAGACACAAGACCGTAACCGGGTTGTTGCCCCTGACGCTGAACCATGTCAGGCACTCCGAGGGGACGAGCTGTTTCTTCTTGTTTTGCAAACTTACGCTTACTGACTGCATCACCGGGACGAACACCCTTACCGGCAAGTTTTACAGCTTTGCGTGGATTACCCGCACCCATTTGACTATTGATATTTATAGAACAATTCTAAAACGTATTATTCTTCCAATTGCATGCGAGACCACACACTCATTGTTGCTTCTTCCAGTGGGATCTCAATTGGATCATCCTTGAAGATAAACATCAACTCACGAATGGCGCGGTCAGCACCAGCCATCAAAAGACCCTTACGGTCTTTCATGCCAGTGAATTCTTCTACCTGTGCAATTGCACCACGGAGTTCTTTTTGCATGGAGGCAATACGAGCGACTCCAGCATCACGCTTCACAACACCGTCTTCGATTGCGTCACGGAGTTTGCGAATGTCTTCTTGCATCTCATCGATCTGATACAAGAGTGTTTTACGGTGATCAGGTTTCTTGTAATTGGAATTAACCCAAAGATCACACGCAGTAATACTCCCTCGATACCCAAGGAATCGAGAGTAAAGATAAACCTCAATGACTGAGTAATTCTGAGAAGCAAATGAATTAAATGATTCCTGGGTAGAAGAATCTAAGTTGTCCACCCAGGTATCAAATAACTCAATATCGATAAGCTCGTTGGGCTTGTTTGTAATCTCGTGCTTCGTCTTTTTCTGTGAACTCCTGCTGCTGAGCTGCTGATGCTCGTTGCTCTCCAGCTCCTTTTCCGATTGTTTCACGTTCTTGCTCACCAGCAGTCTCCATTTTCTTCTTGGAAAATTCGTAAGCCACGCCAGCTGCTTGACGATATTTGTCTAAATCAAACCAATCGTCAACGTCTGTTTGTCCGGCAGGAACACTACTGGTCATGGCTCACCAATCTTACAAGAAAAATTAGAAGTTGCTCATCATTGTGGCCAGGCCCTGAGCGTAAATGTCACGGCGGCCTTCCAGAGACTTCTGGCGCTGTTGACGACCTTTAGAGGACTCAAGGCGATTCAGAAGCTCTTCGAATTTGGTGATATCAAAATAATCACCTTCGGTGCCTACTTGGCCTTCGGGTAAAGAACTAGTCACGGTTTATAAATCAGAAGTTGGACATCATGCTGGCAAGACCTTGCGCGTAGATGTCGCGACGGCCTTCCAAGGATTTTTGGCGCTGCTGGCGGCCTTTGGAGGATTCCAGGCGATTCAGCAGTTCTTCAAATTTGGTGATATCAAAGTAATCACCTTCGGTGCCTACTTGACCTTCGGGTAAAGAGCTTGTCATTTCAGTACTTGAAATTTAAAATAATTATAGCAATGCAAAACTTAAGTTAACTCCAGAAGCCTTGCAGTAAACCACTGTAAAGATTGCCTTCCTGTTGAATCTTCGTAACTTCTTTCAAGCCTTCATTCTTGAGTTTTTGAGTCTCTTTATCAATCTCACCCTGAAGATTCGTCAGACCAGCACTGTATAAATACTGCCTGGTATCGCGCATATTCTGAACCTGTTCTTCCAGCTCTGCAGGAGAACCTTCAAACTGATCACCGAAATCAGGAGTCTGAACCTGAGCACG